TGGGCTATTAATAACTGGAATAAAGCAATGAGAGTTGAGGAATAATGCCAGAGTTAAACGCTAACATACCACCAATTGAGTGCTATGTCCGTGGTAATTTTTTAAGAGATCAAGAAGATAGCCATGATAAATATTTCCCATGTGTAATTTTTGGTGTGTCTAGTATTAAAAGTAGAAGTCCTTTATTTCATTTTTTAATGGAAGATGGAGGAATTTGGTGGAGAATGCCAATCAATGCATTTTGCACAAAACCAGGAGTTCCTGAAGAGCCAATTTACAACCTTGTGCTTTGGAATTCTTTTAGTCCACACATAGCAGTTACAAAATTTGAAAACTTAAGTAATATGAGAATGTCGTATATAGATAGAAATAAAAATAACGTTGGCGGAAAATACTTATTTACTTTAGATTGGCATAACCCAGAAAGCAACATTTTAGATGATGGATATTCAGAAAGTCCAGGGCAACACAAATGTGGCCATGTTATTCAAAGAGATGATGGAAATTTTGCGGTACAGCCTAATAACCGTATTAGATTAAAAGAACCATCATTCGTAACCAAGAAAGATCTAGTAATACAAAGACTTATAAATACAAATAAATGGGATGTTGAGAGTTACGATAAGTGGGTTTTAGAAGACTCAAACGCATACGACTATGACATTTCTGAAGCAGAAGTTGACAAATAATATCATGGCTGCTAAACTGTATACAAGCGAGGCTTGGCTCCGTAAAAGGTTTGTTATGGACAAAAAGTCTCCACAAGACATTGCTAAGGAGTGCGGAACTAGTGTTGAAACTATCTACGTATACCTTGCAAAATTTGGATTTAGAAAATCAAAACGATGATACCTAAAATTATTTGGCAGACATATGAGTCAGACTATCAAGATTTACCACCCTTAGCATTAGAGTGTGCTGATTCTTGGCAAGAAAAAAATCCAGATTGGGAATATAAATATGTATCTGGAAAAGAAAGGGCAGATTTTGTTTTAAATAATTTTGGTAAAGAATGGCTTACAATTTATAACTCTTATACTGTAAACGTTTTAAGATCAACACTTTGGAGATATATGTGTTTGTATATTAATGGTGGATTTTATGCAGATCTTGATATATTTTGTAAAAAACCTATAGAATCCTGGATTGATTTAGATTTAGATTTTGCAGTATCAAAAGAACCAGATAATCCTGGACTTACTCAAATGATTTTTGCATCTTCTAAAAAAAATATATTTTTAGAAAACGTATTAAAAGAAATTAAAGGCATATACTATACTAATAAAATAGACAATACAACATATAATAATGTTATAGATTATTCAATATATCAAACAGGATATGTAACGTTTTCAAATTCAATTTTCAAAACTATTATGTCTTATGATGTAGATAATTTTATTATTTATTCAGGAAAAGATTCAAAAAAAATACACAGTGAGTCAATATATAACTACAGGGCAGGAAAAGCAGAAAAAGTCTTTGGACCAAATTATATTGCATGGCAAACAGAGGAACATAAATGAAACTAAAACCAGTATACAAAGATGTTAAAGATTTTAAGTGTAATGATCTTTACTTGCAATCAGTTGGGGCACCATCTGGTAACGCAATTTGGCAGGCATGTCACTCTATAGCGCAAATGCTTATAGAAAAAAATATAGCATATGGTGATTCTGCTCTTGATCCTGTAAGAATTTTTAGCAAGTCAGATCCAGCAGAACAACTTAAGGTTAGAATTGATGACAAACTAAGTCGTCTTATGAAAGGCACAGACTATCCTGGAGACAACGACATTGATGATCTAATAGGGTATTTAGTTTTGTTAAAAATAGCAAAGGAAAAAAATGTCAACTGAAACAGAATTAATTGAACATCTTGATGAAGTTAATAAGGTAGTTACAGAATACCTTAAAGGTCAAGATCCCACAAAAATTTCTAAAGAGTTAGACATTCCACGTACTCGTGTTGTTTCATTAATTAATGAGTGGAAAGTTATGGCATCTGCAAATGATGCAATTCGTGCTCGTGCTAAAGAAGCCCTTGCTGGTGCTGATACACACTATACTAAACTTATTACGAAGGCTTATGAAGTAATTGATGAATCAAGTATGACTAATAATCTTAGTGCAAAAACTCAAGCAATTAAATTAGTAATGGATATTGAAAAATCTAGAATTGAGATGTTACAAAAAGCAGGACTTCTAGAAAATAAAGAACTTGCAGAAGAAATGGTTGAAATAGAAAGACGACAAGAAGTTCTTGTTGAAATCTTAAGAGACATTGCCTCAACCCATCCAGAGGTTCGTGATTTAATTATGAGACGTCTTTCTCAGATTGCTAAAGAGGGAGAGGTAATTACAATTGTCCAAGATGTTCAATGATTTTCTAGAAGTATTAAAAGAAAACCAATTTGATGAAATTCCAGTAGACGCAAAAACATTTGTTGAGTCTGCTGATTATCTTGGCCAGCCAGAACTGTCTTCAATTCAATATGAAATTGTAGAAGCAATGAGTCAAATTTATCGTAAAGAAGAATTACAAGAAATATTTGGATCTGTTGTTGGCGCTCAATATTTTGATAAATACACTAAAAATGAAATTATTTTGCAACTTGGAAAAGGATCTGGAAAAGACTTTGTATCAACAGTAGCCTGTGCATATATAGTATATAAATTGTTATGTCTTAAAGATCCTGCCAGATATTATGGAAAACCAAGCGGGGATGCAATTGATATCATAAACGTAGCCATTAACGCACAACAAGCAAAGAACGTATTCTTTAAAGGATTTAAAACTAAGATAGAAAAATCACCATGGTTTGCAGGAAAGTATAATGCAAAGGCTGATAGTATTGAGTTTGACAAATCAATTACGGTTTACTCTGGACACTCAGAAAGAGAATCGCATGAAGGTTTAAACTTATTACTTGCAGTACTTGATGAGATTTCTGGATTTGCATCTGAAGTTGGAACTGGCAATGAGCAAGGTAAAACTGCAGAAAATATCTATAAAGCATTTCGTGGATCAGTAGACTCTCGTTTTCCAGATTTAGGCAAGGTAGTGTTGCTTTCATTCCCTCGTTATCAGGGTGACTTTATTTCTAAGAGATATGAAGATGTTATTGCAGAAAAAGAAACTATTGAAAAGAAACACCTTTTTATTATGAATGAAGACTTGCCATACGATGATCCAAATAATCAATTTGAAATTTCGTGGGAAGAAGATACAATACTTTCTTATAAAGTTCCAAAAGTTTTAGCACTTAAAAAAACAACATGGGAGGTAAACCCTACTAGAAAAATAGATGATTTTAAATTAGCATTTTACACAGACCTTGGCGATGCGATGATGCGCTTTGCATGCACACCAACATTTGCATCAGATGCATTTTTTAAACAAAAGGATAAGTTAGAAAAATGTATGACATTAAGAAACCCAGTTGATAATTTTAGAAGGTTTGATGAATCATTTAAACCTGATCCAGAAAAAATATATTATATTCATGCTGACCTTGCACAAAAACATGACAAGTGTGCTGTAGCAATTGCTCACGTAGACAAGTGGGTAAATATTCAGGTTATTAAAGATTATCAACAAGTAGCGCCAATGGTTATTGTTGATGCAGTTGCTTGGTGGGAACCAAAAGCAGAAGGTCCAGTTAACTTATCAGAAGTAAAGCAGTGGATCATTAATTTACGCAGACAAGGATTTAATATTGGAGTTGTTTCATTTGACCGCTGGCAATCATTTGATATTCAGCAGGAACTAAAAGCGGTAGGCATAAAGACCGACACCGTTTCTGTTGCCAAGAAACACTATGAAGACTTAGCAATGATGATATATGAAGAGAGAGTTGCAATACCAAGAATTCCTTTGTTACTGGAAGAAATGTCAGAACTCAAAATTATGAAAAATACTAGAGTTGACCATCCACGTAAAAAATCTAAGGACCTAGCAGATGCTGTATGTGGCGCTGTTTTTGGAGCAATATCACACACACCTAAAGATTCTAACCATGAGATTGAGATTCACACTTGGTCTACCTCTACGCGACTTGCAGAGAAGCAGAGGGCTATGGTAGAATTAGACAACAGGGAAATGCCTAATGATGTTAGAGATTTTCTTGACAAATTAAATATAATATAAAACTAACGAGGAGAATAATGAATTCATTTAAAAAAATCGCTTTAGTTATGGCTGCAGCCGTGACAAGCACATTTTTTGTTGCAATTCCACAGGCGCAGGCAGCAGTAAGTGCTGGATATGTATTATCCGACACTCTGGCTAGCGGTGCTCGTGGTGTAACAGTATTAGCAGACACAACCAAAGCAGAGGCTGGAGTTAATGCAGTAGTTGTATTAACAACTTCAGACACTTTGGCTTCTACAGCAGACGATAACGTCTCTCTAGAAATTTCTGGTCCTGCAACATTTACTGATTACACAGCAGCAGGATCAAACCCTACAGGGGCAACACTTACCAATCTAGGTAAATTATTTACATTTACGGCTACAACCTCAACAGCGGTTACATTGCCAACAAATGTTAAGTTAACTGTTAATGGTGCAGGCACTGTAACGGTAACACAAAAGAAAAAGGTTAGCGCAACAGTTTCTACTATTGATATTAAAACTATCTATGCTGGAACAACTGCTAAGACAAATATTCTTTCTGTAGCAAACAGTTTCGGACGTGTTCAAGATACAGCAACAGCAGGAACTCTTGCTTCTAGCACAGACGTTGCTGGTTCAACAACAGTTGTTAATGATGGAACTGGATATGTAAACGTACTTGCAAAAGACGCATACGATGCCACTCTCTCAACAAATGGTGTTCTACAGGCATCTGCTACAGGTGGAGCAGTTGTTGCATGGGACGGTGCTCCAAGCACTCAAGTTTCATTTGGCGCTAAGACTGGTGTTGGTGGAGTTCTCCACGTAAAGCAGGGTACTGCTAATGCAAACAAGCCAGTATCAACAACAATTACAATTTCATTTAATGGAACAGTATTAACAACTAAGTCAATTACATTTACTGGACAGGCTGCATCTATTGTAGTTTCTGGTGAAGACATTGCACAGGCTGGTGGAGCACGTACAGGCACCTATGACTTTGTAGTCAAGGATGCTGCTGGTAATCAATTGGCTGGAGTTACTCCAACTGCTGATACTGCAAAGTATGACGCACAGGTAACTGCCGTTTCTGTTGCTGGAGCATCATCTGCTACAGCAGTACAAACTGGTGGTTGGACATGCGCTGCTACATCAGGATCAACAAAAGTACGCATTCAACATACACTTTCAGATCTAACAGTAATCTACTCAAATGAGTTTGATGCACGTTGTGGTCAAGGTGTTAATAAGTACACAGCAAAGTTTGATAAAGAATCATACCTTCCAGGCGAAATTGCTAAGTTAACTGTATCTGCAACTGATATTTCAGGTGCTAAGGTACATGATGCAGCAACACTTGGAACAGGAGTAGCAATTTCTGCTGGTGGAATGACACTAGTAGGAACAGCAACTTCAGCAGACACATTTGCAAACGGATCAAAGACTTATCAGTTTACCGTTGGTAACAATACTGGAGCATATAATGCAGTAGTTGATCTACCTGCATACGTAGCAACAGATTCTGCTAAAGTAGTTTCTTATAAGGTTGCTCCAAGCACAGCAGAGGTTTCCAATGCTGAAATCTTGAAGTCAATCGTTGCACTTATTGCAACAATCAACAAACAAATTGCAGCACTACAGAAATTAATCCTTTCAAAGAAGTAATTTCTTAATAAAATTAGAGGGTAGATTAATTTCTATCCTCTTTTTTTATGATTAAAAATGGTATAATTACTAATATAGTTATACATTGGAGATGCCCCTTAATTGAGTAAACTAAAACGAAGACTATTAATAGCCTTTGGGGTAGGTTTATGCGTAACAATTTTTGGAATAATGGCACCAGAACATGCTGGCGCTACAGAAAATCAAGAACAAGTTGTTGTAAGTCCTGCTCAACAAGCAGTTAACTCTGCCCTTTCTACTGCTACAACAGAGGTCCAGCAAGCGATTACAGCCACAAACAACGCCTTAGTAGAGGTAACACAAGCACAAACCGAATATTCCCAAGCCCAATCTGTCACGGCAGAAATAACATCAAAAATATCTTTGGCTAATACAGAAATAAATAATGTTCAAACTGCTATTAATACTATTAGTAATATTGATTTATCTGTTACAGCAGTAGATCAAAGTTCTCAGATAGTTCAAGATGCAAAGACTACGGTAACTACTGCAACTACCGCTATAAATAATATAGCCACACAAATAACAGAGGCTCAAACAGCAATATCTGAAGTTGTAGTTGCAAAGTCAGAAGCAGTGTCATCACAGTCAACTGCTCAAACCGAACTAACCCAAGCAAACATAGCAATTGATAATGCTCAAAATGCTGTAAATGCATTACAGGCAACAATTGGAACCAGCACAAATGTTTTGGCTGGCGTTGATGATGCTGGAGTTAGAATGAACTTACCCTTCAATCTATTAATGGGACAGACTTTATATAATAATGTTTATGTAGGATCAAATGCAACAATTACCTTTGGTGTAAATGAAGGACAAAATTATTATTCTACTCCAAATGCTCCATCAATTTCTATTGCTGGATGGGATTGGACAACATGGAGTAGTGGAACTGGGATTACATATGCAACTACTGGAACAAGTTTAGATATTGCATGGGATGTTAGACCATTTCCACAACAAGATGCTTCAACACAAATGGTTCAAATTAGATTTAAT